AAACAGTAAAGGTCAACCGTCTGGGACCCCTTTTGTAATCCGGGTGGGTGGGCCCGTAGTTAACAAGCGTATCTTGTGTAGGGGTTGACACCCCTACACAATATGTAGTGTTTATTATTTATTCGTTATTTATTGGAAGTATTGTTTTGACTTGTAATATCAGCAATTGAATCTGTTATTCCATAAATTAAAATTATAATAAAAAAAATAATTAAACAATTTTTAATGTTTACTTCTATCATCTACGCACCAAACTTCCACCGAAGTAAAGTCCCACTATTGATGACACAACATGCGTATCTAATGGTGTTATAATCAATCCTGTCATTCCTTTCCACTGAGTCATATCTGTGCTAGTAGCAAATATCCACCATCCTTGCATAACAGATTCAGTATAACCAACATAGATTGGCATATCAGGGTTTATGAAAGGTGCTAATTTAGGCAATACTAAAATAGCGACCACACATATCAAAGCAATCCATCTTCTCGTATTTTTTGTAAAATTATCTTGGACATTCCTAGCTTTATCAAACTGTTTTGATTGGAAACCAGCACGTTGCATTAACATTTTTTGTTCTTCAGCTTTATCTTTGCCTTTTTGTGACATTATAGATAGAATCCCACCAAGTATAGTTGATGTAAGCATAGATAAAAGTTCTAATGGTATCACGACTTTCTCCAATAGTTATTTATTTAAAATCTATCAGAAAAAAAAGAGAAAGTGTAGAGTAACTAACGAGAAAAACATCTACACTTTCAAATTGACATAATAATTGATCTCGAAGGTACTCTTAAATCAATTGCAATATGTCACGTCAAGACAAAAATCCAGAATATTGATATTGTTGACATCAATATTATTGCTTGTAATATATCTGGTATTGAGTCCCATATCTCATTAAATTTTTCAATCATTTTTATCTCCAAATATTTTTTTATATTCTGATTCGACTAATTCACAGTATTTTCTTTGACTATGTGATACTGCTTTTATGTCTATTGTTTTTATAACATCTTTAAATTTTATTAGATCAGATTCAAAAACAGTTTCATCATTATAGTATTCATCTAATTCTCTCTGCATTTCTACCACCTTTTATTAAATATAACTCCATACAAATATAATAAAAAAAATGCAAATATTCCAAGCAAAATAAATACACCTAAGATAAAAAATACTGTCAAAATAATATCTATTCCGTCCATATCATTGATTGTTGTTTTCTAATGTACTATTTAATCGATTCCTTGCTTCGTCCCACTCTTTTTGTTTTTCACTTTTTTCTTTGCTTGTCATAAAATGATAACTAACATCATCATTTATAATCATATCCATATCAAGAAAAAGAACATCTCTTAAATGTTTTACAAAATTTTCTTCATCATCATCGAATCTTTCTTCTTCAAATTCTTTTAATTTATTGTAATTGACTAGAAAAGTTGATTGATTCTTAGAAAATCTGAGAACTGACTTCAAAATATTGTTTTTATAATTTTCCCAATCATCTTCTTCTCCGAATTGATGTACAATCATTGGTGCTGTGAGAAAATCTTTAGCAAGGATATAACCTTGAATCATTTTTATTTTGTGACTTAAATCCATATTGTTAAC